CAGGCGCGCGACATCGGCTGTTTCAGTCATCGTTAAACCTTGCCCGCCAGAAAGTCGCGAAACCGCTCATCAGAGGGCGCGTCGACCGCTTCACCCTCGCCCGAAATCGAACGGCGATAGCCATCGCTCGCGGCGGTGAATTGCCAAAGCGACATCGCATTGACCTGTTGCGGGGTGAAGCCCATCACGGCGCCGTTTCCATACAAGCCGGCGACGTGGAGTCGGTCGTCTCCGTCATCGCCGCCGGCTGATCTTTTCCCACCGGCTCATCCTCGGGCCCAAAGATCGCCGCCTCGAGCACCAGGCCAGCAATCGCCATATTCGAGCCCCAGTCGGCCAGCTCGTCGACATAGCGCCGCGCCAGCACATAGGCTTCCTTGGCCGTCATGCCGCCGCCGATCAGGCCGATGCGGATCGGCTCGCGAATCTCGGCGGTTTTCCAGTCGCCCGACAGCACCCGCCGCATCAGCGCAAGCGGGCCAATGCCGAGGCTTTCCTCGAGCTCGACCAGCTCGCCGATGCCGAGACGAAACACGCGCTCGGCGCCGCCAAAGGCGAGCCGAACGCTTGCGTCGCGCGCCACTAGGACAGGGCCGCTTCAGTGATTGCGCTGGAATCGGCCGGCACAAGTTGAATGGAAACCGTCGCGGTTTCCTTGTTTTGGGCGCCGATCTCGAGGCTTTCGAGCAGGAAAGCGCCCGAGAAGCGTTGCCCGCCATTGGACGCGGTGCCGATATCAATCTGGCAATTCTTGGCCGCACCGCCGACCCAGGCGCGCGCGGCGGCGAGATCGGTGATATGCAGTTTGCCCTCGGCCGAAAAACTATAATCGACCGAGCGCACCGTGCGCAGCACGGCCATCGGCGATGTCAGCGCCTCGCAGTCGGGCACCTCATCCTCGGTAATATTCGCGCGCTTGGCGAAATTGCGGGTCAGATTGGCCAGACACCAGGGGGTGAAAACTTCAGGCGAGGCGGCGTCGCCGACGGCGATCGCGACCTCGGTGAAAGCGGCGGTTACTGTAGCCATTTGAGAATCTCCATAGGAAAGGGCCGCCGGAATGGCGGGTGCGGCGGTCAGAAAAGAGCAGAGGCAGAAAGGCGGCGGCGGGTGTTAGTCGAGCTCGATCAGATAGCGAAGGTCGAGCACGCCGTGCGCGGTCAGCCCGTCGGGATCATCGAGCACGCGCGAGGCAACAAAGTCGCCGGCCTTGACGGTATGCCCGGCAATCGTGAGCGAGACGGCGAGCGCATCACGGCAAGCGGCGAGCAAGGCTTTCGCCTCAATCCGGCCGGCGGCGCGCGAGAAAACATGCACGGTTGAAAAGATTTCAAAGGCGGAAAAACAGCTTGTCGAATCGTCGACCAGTTGATCCTCGCCAATGCGCACGAAAGGAAACACCACCGAGGGCGGCACCCGGTCATAGATCCGGCTCGACACCAGGCCGGAAACCGTGCCATCGGCGATCAGGGCATCATAGATCGCCTTTTGCAGCAGGGCCGCAGTCATCGCGCGCCCGCCTTGATCGCCTTGTTGACGGCGCGCGAGATCCGCGACTTGATGCGGCGCTTCAGGGCGCGATAGGCGGGAAAGAAAAACGGCGTCGCGGTGCGTTTGACCGTGCCAAACTCGACAAAAGCCGCCTTGAAATCCGTGGTCAGAACGGTTGCCGTCATATTGTCCCGGCTCACGGTTTGGCCGGTCAGGGCGCCGCGGATCCAGCGGATCGAGTCGCGCAATTTGCCGTCATCGACCGGCGCGAGGCGCTTTTGCATCGCGACCAGCTCCTCGGCGCTCGCCGCTAGGCTTGTTTCCATCTCGGCGCGGATCTTGCGCGGAATGGCCGCCATCTTGCGGCGCATCGCATCAAGCCCGGTTGTGGTTCTTCTAGCCATCGGCGCCGCCCGTTGTGCAGATCATCGCCAGATAGCGGCCGCGCTGATCGGGATTGACAATTGAATGAATATTGAACGTCTCGCCGGTGCGCGTGTTGACCGCGCGGTGTGTGTCGGCCAGAAGCGCCAGCGTCGCCGCATTGGCGCGCACCATGATCTCGAATTTCGTTTTCGCCTCGACGCGCTGGGCGCGCACCGCCTCATCACCGCCGAGCGGCTTGATCGCGGCGCGCTCGACGAGATCGGGCGCCAGATTGGCCCAGTCGTCGATCGTGTTGCCGTAACCGTCGGGCGTGGTGCCGCGGGCTTGAAAGCGCACGCTCTCGCGCATCCGGATACTCATCGCAGCGCCTCCTCGAGCAGTTGCCGCGGCCAGGCCTGAAGCGCGCCGCCGATTGTCGAATTAACCGGCTCGACGCCCTGGGCGGCCAGATCGGCCGCAGCCGGATCGAGCACAGCGCACCAGGCGGCAAAATTGGCCGGGCCGGGATTATTGAGGCCGCGCGGGTGATCGCCGTGCCAATGCGACAGCGCCCCGGCGGGCGCACAATCAAACCCGGCGAGCACGATTTTCGCGGAACCGAGCAGAAAGGCCAGATTGAGCGCCTGAAAACCGGAAAACCCGCCGAAATGGATCCGCGCCGGATCGGTGCTTAACCGATCGCCGGCGATGCCCGGGCAATAACGCGCGCCAAACTCGGGCGCCGCCATCGAGCGCGACCAGCGCTCGCCGGTGAAGGCGGGCCGGTAATGGCGCCACCAGGCGGCATCAGAGGCATAAAGCGCATCAGCGAAGGGCGCTCGGCGCCAGGTATTATTGATTGCAACAATGCGCGCCCGCCCGGCGGCCTGGGCGGCGCGAGCGGTTTCGATTTGCGCATCGGTCAGCGACGGGCCCGAGGCGAGGATCGCCACCGTTTGCCCGGCCCATTCGCGAGCCGCAAACATCAGCGATCAGGCCGAGATCCAGCCGGCGCGATAGCCGGCGAGCAAGGCCTCGACCAGCATCGGAACCTCGGCCGGCGTCGATCCAATATTCACCGCGTCGCGGTTTTCATACCAATGCGAGACAAGCGCCTTTGCGGCGTGAAGCACATTGGCCGGCACCGTGGCATGGCCGCAGGTAAACACCAGAGTCAGCGCATCGGGCCGGGCATACATGGCCGGCCAGGCGGTGCCGATGTCGGGCACCACATAGGCGAAATCGCGGCTCGAATAGGTTGTAAGGTCGGCAAGGTCGAGGGTTTGCGAGGCGTTGTCGGCGTCGTAATAGCTAACCGTATCGAGGCTGATCAGCGGCCCCAGCGGGAAGGAAACCGGATTGCGACCGCTCGGCGGTGTGATTTGCAGCGTCCACTCTTGCGAAACCAGCGCGCGCCCGACCATCCCGTCGGGCCCGTCGAGCAGCGCAGCCGCAGCATCGCCCAGGGCGCCGAGCATGGTGTCATCGTCGCTATGGGCAATATTACATTGCGCCTTGATCTCGGCCAGCGTCAGCAAGGCGGCCGGCGCGGCGGTGCGCGTCAGCAAAGGCCCGAAATCGGCGGCGACCAGATCAGACATCAGCGCTTGATCGCCTTTTCGCGGGTGACAGCTTTTGTCGCCCGCTCGGGTTTCGCGGCCAGCTCGACCGCCTGATCGGCGGCAATCATGCGCAGCGCTTCGGCGGCCGACACCTCGATCACGTCGCCGCGATTGTGTGCGCCATCAGCGCCAGAGCGCGCAACAAGCAATTTGATTTTCATGTCATTGGCTTTCAATAACCCGGGCGGCGCCGTCACGCCGCCCGGTGATTGACGATAACCGGCGCCCTTACGAGGCGGCGGTGATCAGGTGTTTGACGGCAGCGGTATCGGTCAGCTCGCCATCGAAGCGAATATAGCCGGCGACGCCGAAACCAGGCCAGAAATCCTTGTCCTGTATCGCACCGATCAGCGGCGCGCCGACCTTGCGGACAAAGTATTTCGAGAAGTCGCCGAACAGCATAACCTTCTTGGAGGCGGCCAGGCTGTCCATCGCCTGATTGATCGAATAGGGCTTGTCATTGAACGTATTGGGCACACCGGCCTGAACATTGCCCATTTGCCACAGATAGTTGCCGTCGCCATCTTTCAGCTTGCGCAGGGAAAGCAGGGTCGAATCATTGAACATATAGCGAACCTTGGGTCCGGCGCGATAGGCCGGGTCGACGCTGTGCTCGAAGTCGAGAACCTCATCCATCGTCAAAGCGGCGACAGCGGCGGCGGTTTTGCCGGCGGTCGAGGCGGTGACAATGCCATTTGGTTGGCTCGAGCCGGTGCCCGTCGTCAAGCGCAGATTGGCAATGCGGCCCAGCCGTTCGCCGAGCAGGGCGGCGAGCAGGGTTTCCATTGCCAGCGCCGAATCCTGGGCGAGCTCGAGCGAGACGCGGATCCATTCGGTATCGAAGGAAAAGGCGTCGAGCTGTTTCTCGCCAAACGTGACATCAGAGCCGGCATCATCGGTGAGGGTC